ACAGATCGACGCCCTCCATGATCTTGATCTTAGAGAAATCCTCTCCCTTGTCGGTGGTGAAGGTGACCAGGCTGTTGACGCCACGCCCGATCTTGTACTTCTCGCCATCGAACACCAGGATCAACTCTCCGGCATCGATGCGCTCGTTGGGATCATCCGGCACATCGGCGGATGAGATGTCGTTCAGCACATAGTAGGTGGAACTGCGGGTCAGGGACAGGCCAGCCAAGACGCCGGTGATCCGGGCGCAGTACTCCGCATTCGTGAACTTCGTTTTGGAGAGGGTGCTGGTGATGTTGTCTGTGGTAAAGTTGATGATGCCCTCATGGTCGGCGGCGTTGGTGGGCAGCACGGCCTTGAAGGTCTTATGATCCTGGTCGCGGGCCTCTTTGATGAAAGAGGCGATGTTGGGAACGCCCTCCGCAGTGATGCCGGGGATGGTGAGATAGTTCCACTTCATGTTCTTAAGTACCTTCAGCGCCGCCGTGTAGTCCGTCTCGCCGGTACCCATGCGGTACACGATCACACGATAGGGGACGCCCTCATAGATCAGCTTCAGGTACTCATAGTTGCGCTCGTTCCACTTGGTGAAGTCCACATCCGTGATGGAATTGTAGACGGTGAGCAGTTCGCCGCCCTCGGTGTCATCGTGAAGGATGACCGCCACGATGCCGCGCTCACTTCGCTGGATCGCGGTCAGGCCCTTGGTCTTGAACACAATCAGGATTTCGGGAAGGCCCATATTATCACTACCTTTCTGTTAGTTTGGTTTGGTGCTGAGTTCCAGGGTTTCCATAAAGGGCGGGGTCTCCGGCTCCTCCCAGCTATCCCGGAATTCCAGTGCGAAGATGCTATGCAGCACCTTGTCCACCACTTTCATTTCCAGTTCGTGGACAGTAATGGCCCGGTCTCCGAAATGGAACACGGGCCGGATCAGCGCGTCGACTACCGGCATCATGGCCAGATAGTCGGCGTTTTTCTCGGAGGCGGTGTGGATGGCTGCGTCGACCAGCACCCGCCGATCCGTATGAAAGGGGGAGGCGGTGCTGTTGCCTGCTGGCGTCAGGTCAAGGAAAATCCAATCCTCCAGATCATTTCCCCGGCCCGGCTCGTCCGTCTTGGTGAGATCTTCGCAGGAAACAGCGTAGGCGGGGAATTTCCCCTTAAACGCTTTAATCAGCGCCGCCTTGATCTCTTGGAATGTATCAGCCATGCAATCCCTCCTCTATAGGTCATGGGTGCTTATAAAATCATTCAGCCATTGCTGCAGGAAGGCAGGGAGCCGATCACTCAGCTCCTCCAGGGACAGTTCCATCATATGATGGCCCTGGACAAATCCCTTGCCGCCTCTCTTTCGGTGTCCATACTCCACCGGCTCGGCGTAGTCCACATCGGTATAGACCTCAATGTAATACTCATCACCGCGCTTCTGAATTTTACCCACCGTCCAGCTGTCCTGCAGGCGGCCAGTCTGCCGGGGCGTTTTCTCCTTTACCCGGCCCTGCAGTTCATAGGCAATCTGGATGACCAGCTGGCGAAACTCAGAGGGATACTCTTGCTCGATCATCTGCGACAGGCGTTTCTCCGACCGGTCTAAACCGTCAAAGCGGTATTCTGTTGTCGCTCCCATCAGGCCCGCTCCTTTGTCAAAGTCGCAGGCACTTCGTTGTGAGATGGATAATAGGCGGGGCGGCCCGCCATGATGATGATTTCCCGGCCCTGCTGGTTTACCACGATAGTATCACTCTGCTGAATGTCGATTTCTGGCCGGACAAACAGCACATACTCCACACCGGCCTTTATGACCGGCTTCTCCCGCTTAGGGCTGCCGCCCGTTGGACGGGCCAGGGAACAGGCCAGGTCTCTATAGACCACCTGCCCCTGCAACCCGTCCTGAAAGGCGGTCTCGCCGCTCTCCAGCACCTTTTTAAAGGGCCTGTAAACGGTGCAGGTATCATCATAAGTGGTTGCAAGAATGTCAGCTTCTGTCATCGGCATCATCCCTCGGCAGTTTCATGCGCTTAAAGGGGATCAGCTGGCCTTCATAATCTCTTACGAAGGCCGCTGTTTCCTCATAAGCACTGCGCTTGTCGCGGTAGCTGATGGTGGTGTCACCGCGCTGGACGCTGGCTACATCGTTTCCAGTGGTAGGCGCGATCTGGTCGCAGCGGAGCATATCCTCCACAATCTGCGCAGCCACATCCTCCAGAGGCTCCGGGAGGTCTCGCCGGAAACAGAACACCAGAATGCGGTTCACAGCCCGCTTGGCATAGCGGTTGATAGTCTCCAGCTGGTCATCGGCCAGCCGAAGATCACTCTGCACTGTTTCCGCAATTCTGGACAACTGCTCCTGCGTTACCTCGTTACTCGCCATTTTCGCCCTCGCCCTTCTTGTCCTTCTCCTCGGCGATCTTCTTGGCAGCCTCTTCGGCAGCCTTCTTGGCGGCGGCAGCGTCACCCTTCTTGCCGGGCTTCTCCTTGCCCTTGGAGGCAGACAGGCGCTTGAAGCCCTGGGCTTCCAGGGCCGTAGCCTTCTCTTCGCTCTCCACACGGCGGATCACATTCAGACGCTTCAGTTCGATCATGATGCTAGCTCCTTATCCTTTGGCCTGCTGAATATTCACCTTAATGGTGTTCAGCTTGTTGGAGGGAATCCACAGGTCATGGTATTTGCGGTAATCCACGGCCCAGGCGTTGGCCTTCTGATAGGTCTCCGGGTCGAAAATCCGCACCTTATCGGTACGGGAAACGGCGATGGGGGTAGTGCGGGGGCAGATGATCCAGTTGATGTCCTTGGCATCAACGCCCGGTGCAAAGCCTCCGCTTTCCTGGTCGACAGTCTTGCCATCCTTGAAGAGATAGGAGGTTTTCATGCGGGCGGAGCCGACACGAATAATGGGATGCTGGCCATCAATGGACTTCACCTTCATGGTGACATCTCCCTGCTTGAAGTCGACCACGCTGAGAGACTTGGAGAGCTTTTCGCTGCGGTCAAAGATAGCTGCCACCTTCACAGCCATGGAGATCATCAAGGGAGTGCCATCACCCACCACATCCTGAATGGCGGCAATATCATCCAGCAGCGTGGCCAGGATCGTGGCTTCCTCCGGGGTATAGCCATAAATCGCCTGATTGGCTTTAATGGCCTGCGCCGCGATGGAACTGTAGCGGTAGGCGTCGATCTCAGGCACCACATGGGTGCGCTGGAACTCACCCATGACGGAGGATGCCGTGGCCACGAAGTTGCTCTCGTTCACATCCATGGCGTCCAGTGTGAAGCGGCGGCCACGATCCTGGGTCATAGTCTTGGTCTCATACTTCAGATTGACCGCGCCATCGGTGTAACCCTCCTGACGGTCATAGTCGGCCAGGCCATCCATGGTGATGCTAGGGATCTTCACATCAGCGCCGCCGTTGTATTTGATCAGCTTGTCATTGAGTTCCATCCAGCCGCTGGTAGCAGTGGCCACGGCGGCCTTATCCAGTTCCTGCTGGAAAATGGAAACGTACTCGAAAGTGTTAGACATATCAGTTCAAACCTCCTCTGATGTTCTGCGCAATCTGATCACGGATCGCACCCTCCGAACCACCGGCGTCACCCAGGCCAGCAGGGGTCTTGCCCCGCAACTTCTCCTTCAGGGCCGCCTCCAGGCTGCTCTTGAAGGTTTCCTGGACGGCAGTCAGGCTCTTCTCCATGCTTTCCTTGCTGGTGTAGTCCAGCATATCGGCCAGGGCCACGGGATAACCAGCCTGATCCAGCGTGGCTACCGCAGTCTGCTTCAGGTCGCGCTGCAGCAGCTGGGCCTGCAGACCAGCGATTTCCTTTTTCTGGGCCTCGGCCTCGGCCTTCGCCTTCTCCTCCGGAGGCAGCTTGGCCAGGCGGTCGGCCTCATCCTTGTCGGCCAGGGCCTTGGCCACAGCCGCATCCAAATCAGCCTGAGTAAAGGCTTTCTCCTGGTTGCCCGTAACGGTGGGAGTGTTGTTGGCTCCCGCGCCGACACCAGCTTCGGCGGGAGTATTCGCGGGGGTGCTGGCAGGGATCGTTTCGCTCTTCTCGCTGCCGAGGCCCAGCAAGTTCAGCAACTTCTGACCCACGCTCAACTGCTCCGCAGCAGGCGTCTGCTCCGCAGCGGAGGCTTCCGGCACAGCGCCGGGGGCGGTTGCCGCCGAAGTCTCAACGGCGGCGGGGGTAGTTCCTTCCATGATAAGTTCCTCCTTAAAAAGTTAATATAAAAACACCCCTTTTAGGGGTGTTTTAAACGAGGGTTAAAGTTTGGGTTTAATCGTAATCCATGGTTTTCTGGCGCGGGATTAGTTGCGGTGCATTGTCAGGATCTCTTGGTTCAAATTGATATCCACGATCTCCTTCAATGGGGTGATCATGCACAACATAGTCGTTCATGATGTCCCGTGGTATCCGATCAAAAGCTTTACAGCCCACATGATCATCTACGAGGCCCAGAAAATGCTTGCAGTACCCGCAGTATGGTGTGCGAGGCATAGGGTTGTCATGCCACCTTGAATCGCTATATGCCTTTTTACTCATCATAGACCTCCTTCATGTATATTGTGTTCCCCTCGATACGCGTGGGAATAAACCACGTATCGCGCTTGAACAAGATCTCTTTTTCGCCTGGATTCCATTTTGTGATGTCTTTTCCGTGCTTTGCTTCAATGACATATTGAATATCCATTGAAGCATCGTACACCATCAGAGATGCAGAGGTGTATGCCTCAAATCGTTTGGGTATACCGATCACATGGCTTTTTACATAGGCATCCACATCATCAATCCCAAAACTGGACACAGAGCGGTAAAGCATACCTTGTTTTTCGGGCATTTTATCTAATGCGCGGTCGAGGTTTACAATCAGTCGTCGATCCTGTTCCGTGAGGGCAGCGCCTCGGCGCAGCTTATCGTTGATTTTGTAAGATTCACTGCTTATGTAGGAATTCAGCGCCCACTCCTCATCATTGCTCAAGGAAATTTTATCAGATTGCGACTGGCTGTCAACATACTTCTCCTTCCAAACCTGGAACTTCGTATTTTTCTCCAAGGGTGTTGTATTTTCAGTTGTGTTAAAGATGCTCTTATCAAAATGTGCCACAATGGTGCAGATACAGTTTGGATGCAGCGGTGGGAGATTGATGCCGGGCTGTGCATTCTCCACCGAGAATACCCGGCCATTGAGCGCCGCGCACCCGCAGGCGCTGGTGCTGCCCTCAGAACCTCCGACAAAGCGGTACTTTGCAATGCCGTTTTCTTTGAAAGCTAAAATCTGGCCCTGGTTGGCGAAGTACTTACACTCCGTCCTGACCAAGCGCTCTGCGGCGTAGCGCCCGCTGTCTATAACATCGTTGATGGCCTTGGCCATCTTCTGGACGCTGCTGCCCTGGATGAAGCCCACGGAAATCTCCCACTTGGCAAGAGCGGCCAGGTGGTCGCAGCGTCCCCACACGGCCTCAGAAAAATGCTTCTCGCTCCAGGGGTATTCCAGGATGCGCTTGATCAGGCTCTCGTTGATTTTTGCCACGGTGAAGCCATACCCAAAGCCACGCTGAATTCTCCAGCAGTTTTCGTAATAGCTGACTTTCACGATATCGCCCAGCAGGTCGGTCATTTTGGTGGTGGTATCCTGGGCCAAGTCCATCATGTTTTGATAGATATTCGCCAACAGATGCTCTTTCCGGCTGATCCGGCTCTTCATGGCCAGGGTATTCAATTCCAGTAAGATGCGGCTGTCCTCGGCGGCCCCGGACGCCTCCTTGATGTACTCCTGGATTGACTTTCTCCAGACGCTATACTCCTTGCCGGACAGGAGCCGGGACGCTTCCGCATCGGTCAGTTTGTTATCTGTGGCAAATTTGGCGAACATGGCATAGATCTCACGCTCGACCTGATTGGCGGCCTCATCATAGAGGAACATCAACTCCACCACAGCGGAGTCTGCCCTTTTCTCATTGGCCAGAAGCTGATCTTTGGCCTGCTCAATCCAGAAGTTGCGATCCCGGTTACTCATTTACGGCCTCCTTGGGTTCCCCGGCCGCGGGCGTCGGCTCTTGGGCGGTCTGCAGAGCCTTTGCAAGCATTTCGTACCCACTGGCTCCGAAACTGCTCATTTCCTTCTGCTGCTCATCGCGCAACTTGTCCAGTTCGTCCCGGGGATTATCTACATCCGGGAGCATCTTCAGGC